CAACGTGTTGCCAGAAATCTGCAACAAATTGAACGCGAGGGTGCGCGTGCCATTGGCCACGCCGATCACCGTGCCGTTGTCGGTGATGCCCGAATCCCCCAACGTGCTCGGCCCGGTCCAGCGGGGGATGTAGTTCGTGGTGCCGGTGCCGCCGATGTCGGCGCCTGCCTGCTCGTATTGAGGTGCGCCCATGTCAGACCCCGATCACTTTGACGATCGGCGTGCCGGCCGTCGAGAAGAGGTAAATGCCGTCGAGCCGGTTCGTGTTCAGCGCGCGCGAGGCCGTGGGGCTCGGGCTCTGCGACGTGAGCGCACCGATGGCGCCGCCCACGGGCACGCTGGTTTCGAGCTGCCGCTGCGTCGTGGAAAGCGTCACGGCGTAGACCGTGATTTCGGCGTTTGCGCCGGTGCCGATTCGTTGCGTCATGGGAGATTGCCTCGCGCGGAGAGAGACTCGGTGGAGGTACGCAGGTCGGCCGCGAACGAACCGCGCACCCTGCCCGGCGTAGCACGAGGCGCCCCAGAGGGGGCAGGCTGCGCCGGCGTGAAGCTGGATTGAATGGCCGCGATGGTCTGCGGCTTAAGGCTCGGGTCCGTTGCCGAGCCGAAGAGCTGGAACAGGAGCACGCGCTGGTTGAAGCTGATCTGCGCGCGCGACGTGTGCAGCTCGTCGAGGATCTTGCTCTGAATCGACGAGTAGATCGCCGGGTACAGGGCACGCAGTGTCTCCACCTGCTCGCGGCGCACGGTGCCGCGCTGGAGGTCGTCGAGCACCGAGAGCGGCTGCGCGGCCGTCGTGGCGTACGCTCGCCACGTCGAGAGCTGGCCGTCCGAGAGCTGACGCGCCACGAGATTCGGTTGCAGCGTGTCGCTCTCGAAGGTCGGAGGGCGCTTCGCGTAGAGGAACGTCATGGCGCGCGCGCTGGCGTTTGCGACGCTCGTCGCAAGGCGCGGGTCCGTCGTGAACTGCATCGGGCCAGTGCCTGCGAAGGCGAAGGCGTCGAGGGCGCCAGGCGTGCCCACAACGGCCGTGACCGTCGCGATCTGCTTGAGCGCATCGCGGGCCATGGCCTCGCGGGTCTCCTTCGGCGCTGCGGTGGCGAGCTCCTTCGCCACGGCTTCCTTCGGCTTGATCTGCGGCGCGGGCTTCGTGCCGGCCTCGACGGCGGCGCCACGAGCGGCCTCGGCGATGATCTTGCCCGGGCGCTCGGCGCCACGCACGAACGCCCTCACGGCGTCGTTGATGCGCTTGTCTGCGTTGCCCACGAGGCCCGACAATGCGCGTTCCATGGTGGCGCGGCGCTCGAGGTCGAGGAGTGCAGTCACGGCTTGCCCGATGCCGGGGATCTTGCCCGCGATGCCGATCTTGAGCTGCTCCATGGCGTCTTGCTTGAGGAACCGCGCCGCCTCGAGCGTCTGGCTGGCCGTCGACGCGCGCTGGAGCTCGGTGCCCATCTTGTCGAGTGCCGAAAGGCTCGCCATGACGCGCTCGCGCTGGCGCGGCGAGAGGTCGAAACGTTCGGCCGCGACGCGCTGTAGGCGCTTTTGCGACTCCACGAAGCGGCGCAGCGTCTCCAGGTTCGCGGCCTGCTCGGGCGTGCCGATGGCCTTGATCTGCGGGATGATCTTCGACGGGTCGACGATCTGATCCACGAGGTACGGGTCGAGCTCGTTGGGGTCGAGCCCTTCGCGCATGTAGCGGCGCGACGTGTCTTTGAGCTCGTTGATGCTCTTGCGCCAGGCCTGGTTCACCTCGCTCTGGAGCGCCGCAATGCCCTCGCCGAAAATGGCTTCGTCCGTGAGCGCGGAGCGTAGGCCCGTCGCGCCGTCCTCGCGCGTCAAGCGCCGGAAGAAATCGCGCTCGTCGAGCGTGGCGTTTCCGCCCGGTCCCTTTGCGAGCACGCGATCAAGCTCGCGCTTTGCACGGTCGCCGAGGTTGTGAATCTCGGCCAGGGCCTTTTGCGGCTCGGCCTCAAAGGCGACACGCTGCACGCCTGTTGCGGCCTTGCGGAGTTGGTCGATCTGCTTCGTGATCGTGCCCTTGATGCCGGGGAAGCCGGCCACGTCACGCTCGAGCGCATCGGCGAACGTCGTAAGCTCTTCGGTCACGCGGTCACGCGCGATGCTGGCCAGGCTCGCGGCCTCTTCGGCGGGGATCTCCGACGCGAGGCGCTGCACCTGCTTGAACTTGGCCGTGCCCGTGACGCCTTCATAGGCAGACTGGTAGCCCTTCATGGCCTTGGCCATGAGGCCTTCGCGGAAGTCGCCGAGGCCGCGGGCGATGTCGTCCATGTCTTTTTCGGCCGTCGCGAGGCGTGCGCGCATCTGGCGTGCGAGCTCGCTGTTCTCGTCCTGCATGAGACGCGCGAGCTCTTCGACGCGAGGCCCCATGTCCTCCGCGGCCGCGAAGTTTTCCCGTTGCATGCGCTCGAGCGCCGCCTGGCGCTGGCGCTGTAGCTCGCCTTCCGCTGCGTCGAGCCCGCCTCCAATCTCTTCCTCGCGCAGTGCTTCGCGCGCCAGGAGCTCCTCGCGGTCCGCGTCGAGCACGGCGCGGCGCTCGGCTGCGCTCATGTCACGACGCGCCACCTCGCCGGCTGCATCCTGCGCGGCGCGGGCCTCGCGGTCTGCGAGCTCTTGGATGGCCGCACGCTCGCCAGCGGCCGCAGAACGGCCGAGGAACGCGCCGGCCTTCTTGCCCACGATGCCGCCGCCGATGGCGCCCGGGATGCCGCCCATCGCGCCACCGAGGCCCGCGCCGACCATGGCGCCCACGCTCTCGGCGCCGACCTTCTCCGATGCCTTGGCGGCTGCGGAGCCGAGACCTTCGAACAGAAGCCCGCCGCCAGCGCCGAGGAGCGCGCCAGTTACCAGGTGGTTCGTCACGAGGTCGATGCTCAGATCCTCGCCGAGCACGGCCTCTTTTGCGGCTTGCCCGACGCCGAGCGCAGCGCCTTCGGCCGCACCCCGCGCGGCCGCGCCGACGATGGCGCGCTTTAGGCTGTCCTCGGCCATGCGCGCGGTGGCCTTCTCGGCCGCACGAGCACCAAGGCCCATGACGCCGCGAGCGCCCACCGTTGCAGCGCGCGCGAGCGCCCCCGTCTCCGCTGCGCCCGTGAAGACGCCCGCGCCGAAGCCCAGCGCCGAGCCCGCGAAGGCTGCGGCCTGTTGCTCCTGCTCGCGGATCCGCATCCGCTCAATGGCCTCTTGCTGGCCTTTCTCGCCGCCCGTGATGTAGCCGTAGGCGCGCTCGAGGCCCTGCGCGATGGGAACCATCGTGCCGCCTTCAAGGGCGCTGGCGACGAACTGCTTGGCCGCACCCGTTAGGCCGCCTTCCTCTTCGCGCATCCTCGCTTTGGCGAGCTCCGCATCGGCCTCGGCCTGCGTGAGCGGCACGGCACCAGGCACCGCGGCCTGGAGTTTTGCCAGGTTTTCCTCGGGGCCTTGGACAATCTGTCCGTCTGGCGTGCGAGCGTAAACGATTGCCATCACTTACCTGCCGATTTGCGAACCGGCTCGAATGCTGCGGAGGCTACGCCTGCCGTTTCGCCTGCCTGCTGGAGGATTGTGGCGCGCACGGCGTCACGTTGCCCGGCCGGGATCGCCTTGAGCGCGGTGTCGAGCTCCGCGAGGAGCTTGCCGCGCTGCTGATTGAGCCAGCGCATGTTCGCCACCGGGTCGTCGCCACCTGCGGCCGAGGTGATGCGCTTCTCTTCCTCGACGCCTGCCGCGGTGCCCGTCTGCGCCCTGCGGTAGTCGAGGATATTGGACGTACGCGTTTGCGTGAGCGCGCGCGCCCTCTCGGTAATGTCCGGCGTGATCGTCTGCACGAATCCGCGCGTCGAGCCGCCCGGCGCCGCCTCTGGGCTTCCGTATGCCATGATCGCGCCCTCCAGCGTGCCGAGGGAACGGAGCGCGCCGATCAGATCCTTCGTGCCGAGCGCGGGCTTGGCCACGATGTCGAGCACCTTTTCCACGGCCTTCGGCGGCGCCTGGCCGGGTTGCGGCGGGCCGCCCTCGTCCATGGCGCGCTTGCCGGCCTCGATTCCGAGCGCCTCCTCGACCTTGAGGCCCGATTCGAACGCTTGCTGGGCGCGCTTATCGCGGATGTCGCGCTGGCGCTTCGCCTCGGCGCCCGCTGCGACGGCCTGGCGCTGGCGCTCTTCCGCGCCGACCATCTGCCGCGTTGCCACCGCGCGCTGCACGCCGAGCTCAAGGTCCGCGGTCTCCTTCGCTTGCTGCGAGCGAAGCGTCTGGAGCACCTGCGCCTGTTGCGGCGTGAGGGCGCGGCCCTTGTTGCGGGCTTCCACGTCGTCGGCCAAGGCCTTGAACGTCTGCGCCTTCGCGAGCCGCCGCGCCTGCTCCGCGTCGCCAAGCAGGCCCTCGTTGCGCTGGAGGAGCTGGCCGAGCTGCGTAACCTTGCCTTTCTTCTTGTCGAGCTCGGTTTTCTGCGCGTCGATCTCGCGGTCGATGCGCTGGTTCACGAGCTGCATGGCGTAGTTGGGGCCGCCCGTCATGCTCGCGCCGAAAGAGCCGAGGGCCACCGCGAGGCCCGCGAAGATACGGCCAGCCGCGCCGCCGTAGGCCGCTTCGATGTCGATCTTCGAGTCGTCGAGGGCCTTGTTTGCCGCGTCGAGCTTCTGCGTCGTCTCCTCGACGAGCTGGCGGCGGCGCTCGCGCTCCGCGGCCGCTGCGGCTTCTTCTTGGCGGGCCTGCTCCGCTTGCTGCGCGGCAAGGTCGGCGCGCGCGGCTTGCGCTTCGCGCTCGGCCGCCTGGGCCTGCTCGAGCGTCTGCACTGCGCCCGCCTGCTCCTCGCCGGCTCGCGTCAGGGCCGCGCGGGCTGCGTCGGCTTCGGCCGAGCGTACGCCGTACGCGATGCGGCCGAGCTCGCTCTTGGGCTGCTCGCGCTGGAAGCCTGCAAGAGCCTGCTTCGCGCCCGTCAGGTCCACGCCCATGAACGTATCGGGAACGCCGCCCGTTGCGGCGCCTGGGCGGGCCATGGCGCGCGCCGGAGGCGCTGCGGCAGGCGCAGTGGCGGCTGCGGCTACGGGAGGCGCCACTGGGCCGCCAGGGGCCGCCATCGGCGCTGGAGGTGTGGCGCCGATGCCGAACTGCGCGAGGGCCGACGCGAGCGGCACGGCACGAGGGACCACGGGGGCCGGTGCGGGCCGGGCCTCGCCTGGGCGCGGAAGCTCGAGCGCCGCCAGGTCGACCGGGCCAGCGCCGAGCACCGACATGGCGGGACCGGCGACCGGCGTTGTGGACGCGAGCGGTCCCTGGCCAAGCACCGGCATTTGCGACGAGTAGCCGCGCATGGGGTCGAAGTCGAGCGGCGAAGGAACCGGAGACATGAAACCGTTTGCCATCTTTTAACCTCCGAAAGAGCCGCCGAGCTTGCCGCCGATAGCCGCGCCAGCGGGGCCGCCGACCGCGGCGCCGAGAATCGTTCCGCCAAGCTGCGCCATCGAGCCCATTAGCTGCTGGCGCGATGCGGCTGCGCGCTCTTGCTGGCCTGCCGCGATGCGCTGCGCCGCGAGGAAACGGGCCTGCATGTCGCGGATCTGCTCCTGCTCGATCAGGCGTCGCTCTTCGGCTTCGCTCATGAGGCCCGCGCCGAGGGCCTGCACGCCGCGCAGGTACGCCGCTTGACGCGCCGCGGCCTCTTGCTCGAGCGCGCCCATGGCTTGCGCCTGCGTTGCGCCGATCTGGCCGCCAAGGATGGCGGCTTCCGGTCCGGCTTCCCTGTTGCCGTACATGGTGCGGCCTGCGGCCATGGCGCTTGCCTGGGCTTGCTCGCGAGCGGCCTGCGTCTGGAGCAGGGCCGCGCCACCCTCAAGCGTGCTGGCTCGTTGGCCGAGGGCCTCCACCGCGGCCACCTGCGGCGCACGGCCGGCGGCAAAGCGCTCCACCGTGCTCGCCTGGAGGCCACGCAGTGCGCCGATCTGCTGCTGGTACGCTGCGCGCTCTGCCTCTTTGTTGCGCGCCTCCTCCTCCATCATGCCGCGAATTTCTTCGGGCACCAAACTGGCCGGGGGTGCTTCCTGAGCGGCCTGGCGCGGTTGGCCGAAGGTTGCGGCCTGGCGCTGCATTTCGAACGGGGAACGGGCCATCGTGATCTCCTTACCCGAAACGGCGGCGCCGCTCCTCTTCCGTCATTGCGTTGTAGGCTTCCCGCGCTTGCTGGTCCTGGGTCTGTTGCTGCTGGTAGGACGCATACGCGTCGTAGCCGGCAGCGCCAAGCGACGCGATGCCGGAGACCGTTGCGGCCTGGCGGCGGCGGGCGCGCTCGGCCTCCGCGGCGGCGTACTGCTGCTGCATCTCAAGCTCCGGGATCATGAGCGCACGCTGCGCGCCGAGGGCCTGCGCCACGTCGCCACGCTCAAGGCCCATGCGCGCGAGCTCCTGCTGGCGCAGCATCTCGGCGAGCTGGGCCTGCGCGAGCGCGCCGCGCTGCTCCTCCTGCGCCTGCACCTGGCGGGCCTCGGCCATGCCGAATTGCTGCGCCTGGCCGGCGCCCAGGGCGCCGAGTGCGGCCGTCTGCGTACCTGCCACGCCCATTTGCGAGCGGGCTGCGCCAATGGTCGCCTGGCCGGCTTCGCGGGCCTGCTCGCGAGCGGCCTCGGTTGCCACGGTCGACGGCTGCATGGCGCCGAGGATGCGGCCGCGCTGCTGCTCGAAAAGGGCCGTCTCTTGCTCGCGCTGGCGCCCCGCGAGCTGCTCGCGCAATCGGCGCTGGTACTCGTCTTCCACGCGCCCGGGGTCGCCGCCGATTTCGCCGACGCCGAGCACGGTCTGCCGGGGCATCCTGCGCGTTTCCGGGGCCACCGCGCCCGCAATCGCCTTGACCGGCGCGTTTACGATGTCGAAGAAATCAGCCATCGTCGTCTCCTTACTTCTTGCGGGCGTCTGGGAGGCGCCGCATGCCGCCCAGCGGGAGCATCTCAAGCGCAAGGCCGACGAGCTGGGGGCCTTGCCCACTTGTAGCACCACTGGGCGCCGCGTCGGCGATCGTGATCTTCACCGCTTGCGTTTTCTGGGTGCCGACCTGGAGCCGCACCTGCTCGGGGTAGACCGTCGAGGCAATGGGCGCGAGCTGCGCCGCCGTCCATGTGCCCGTCGCGACGGTCGTGTTCTCGTCGAAGTCCACCTTGACCGTGACCGTCAAGTTATGGTCGGCGACGGAGCGGCCGAGCACCTGCGCGTAGCGGAAGCGCGAGTAGTCCTGTGTGCCGGCGGGTTGGATCCACGCCGTCGAGGCCGTGAGCGTGATCCATGACGTGCCGTCCTTCCAGGTCGTGCCGTCGTCCTTCACCCAATCGCCGTTCGTCATGGCGAGCACGCCGAAGCTCGGCGACCAGCATGCGGCGCCCCATGTGCCGATAAACGGCTGGTTGGGCAGCGTCACGCGGTCCAGCGACCACTGGTCCACCTGGTAGTTATAGACCAGGATGCCAATCGAGCCGCTGAGCGTCTCGCGTACGAAGAAACGCACCTCGCGCTCGGCTTCGATGTGTACCGTGGCCTGGATTTCGTCGTACCGCACGAGTCCGTTGCCGCGCGTCAGGTCCTGAATGCGCAGGCCGATCGGCACGATGCCTAGGCGGTCGTCGATCAGGTAAAAGCGCGAGTCCGTCCCGAAGAAGATCAGGCCCGTAGACACGCCGATTACGGACATGGGCTGCGTACAGCCGATGTAATCGTGGATCTGCTCGGGCTCGCTGATGGCGTCGCCGGCTCCGGTCTGGTCGCGGAACTGGCCGAAAATGGCCCACACCGAGTTTTCGGTGAACAGGATCAGCTTGTCGCCGAGGGCGCCTGCGGCGGTCGCGCCCGTCTCGTGCTCGATGCGCAGCACGTTGCCCACGGCGAACGATGCGCCTTGATAGGAGAGCGGCGCGTTCGAGTAGTAGATGCTCCGGCGGTCGTCGCTGCCGCCGACGATCAGGCGGTTCTTGTAGAGCACGGCGAAGCGCGACGACGGGACGGGTACGTAGGGCAGCACGCCGCCCGTGGTGTAGAGCGTCGGCGCGTCGAGAGCCGGGAGGCCCGTGCCACCTGCGACGGCCGAATCGGTGCGCGCCACCTGGCCGTTTGCCTGCCCAACGTCGTTGGGAGCGCTGAACCAGTACCGCAGGATCGTGCCGTTCGCCTCGGTCACGTAGAAGTCGAGCTGCACGTCGTTGCGGTTCGTGTAGCTCTGATACGAGAAGTGGATCGTCCACACGCGCGGCGTGTTCGGCGCGGCCACGGAGACGTAGCGGTACGGATCCGATGGCGTCGAGCGGTGAACGTTGCCGTAGGCGTCGCGGTAGCTGGCGACGCACTGCACGAGATAGTCGCCCTCGGTGAAGTCGTTGGCCGTGCCCGTGTTCGTGCCGATGATCGCGCCGATGGTCGGGCGGTCAACCAGCGTCACCTCGGCGAAGCGCTCGCCGTCCGCCTGCTGGAGAACGCCCGCGGGGAACATGGGCAACGTTGCGTAGGCGCCTGGCTGCGCGTCACCAGAGGCCCGGGCGTCGAGGCGCACGAGGCCGATGCCAAAGCCGCTGCCACCCTCGAGCGCGACCAGGTGCGGCGCATACCAGACGTTGGCAAGCTTGAAAGCCGAGGGAGGTGGGCAGGGTTGGAGGCGCGGCGCGAAGGTCTGCACGGGGCCATTGCACGCCGTCAGCGTCATTTCCTCGGTGCCCACGAGGAGCTGCGTGCCGATCACGCCAGAATAGTTGCCGGCATACTCCGTATAGGGGTCATTTGAGAGCGCCACGCGGCCGAGGAACGTCTGCTGCGACGCACCCACGACGAGCGGCAGGCGAAGGGGCCGCCGGTCCGTGCTCGGCACCGTGGCGTAGTAGTCCAGCGAGAAGAGGCGCCCCGCGGGAATGCCGTAGCTGCGCACGGTCACCGAATCCGGCGTGGTAACGTTCCCCCAACCCATTCCCACGCGCACGAGGCGGTGCGCGTAAATGAAGCCGGTGGCGTACTCGAGCTCCTCGACGAGCCCGACGATGCGGATCTCCTGCGCGTCCTTTGCCTGGTACTGGCCGACCGTCAGGCGACCAGGGATCGCAATCGAGCCGGGCACCGAAAGCGCGAGTGCGTTGACGTTGTGCGCGACGATCGCCGTGGTCAAACCGTCCATGGTCACCAGGGGCACTTGAATAGTGCCGGTCTGGTAGGGTGGCGTTAGCGCCGAGTTGAACGGGATCGCGATGCCGACCAGTGCGACGCCTTCAGAGGTCTCGGCGATGCTGAGCGCCTGGAGTGCGTTGACGCCTGCCGGTTTTAGGTCGTCGTTGGCCGTCGACGTGATCGTCGTGGTGGAGACGGTGAAGCGTTCGACACGGATCGCGGCTGCCGAAGTGTTGTACTGCGCAAAGAAGAGGCCGTCCGTGTCGACCTTGCACACGTCCCACGGGCACACAGGCCGGTAACGAGCCTCGGGCACGGTCGCGTAGGCCGTTGCGTCGAAGTAGTCCACGCTCGTCTGGCGAGTCGTTGCGGCCGGCGTGGCCACGAGCGCGAGACCTGTCGCTGCATACGAGAACAGGTAAAACTGCGCCGTCGCGACGCCCGCGGCCGAGTTGTACGCAGCGGCGACCACGATACGGCTGAGCGTTGGGTAGACGATGAGCTTCGGATAGACGCGCGCGGTGTTCGCACCAGGGGTGCCGAGGCCTCCGCTCCAGCTCTGCGATACCTCAGAGACCAAGGCGAACGTTTGGGCATCATACTGCGAGAGCGTGAGCGTGCTTGGGCTTCCGATGGAGCTTGAGCGCGTGACCTTCACGGCGAAGAAGAAGCCTTCCGCCGCGCCGTAGTCCACGCATTCGTCGATGTTCCCCGCGTTGCCGTCGAGCACGATCACGTCGCCGATCACGTCGGAGGCCGGCCCGGTCGTCGTCCAACCGTTCGTCGCCGAGGTCGTGCTCGGCGTATACTGACGCGCCACGCGTCCGCACTCATTCGCGATACGGGCTCCGCTTGGGTACAGGTGCGCCCAGTTGTCGAGCGTGTTGTCTCGCGCGCGGTCGATCACGACGGTTTGCGCTGCTGCGCCGTAGGCCGCGATGGGGTCGCCTGCGTCGGCCGTGCCGCCGCTTGCCTTCGGCGGGTCCACGGGCTGGTAGCCCGTGCGCTTGCGCACGCTGCCCACGCGCTCGAGGCGCCCGTTCACGAGCTCGGAGAGCTGCGACGGCGGGACGCGCCACGCGTCCATGCTCTGGTCGATGCCGCCGCCGAAGTCGGCTCGAACGATAACGCCTTGACCGGGTTTGCTCTGCTCTGCCATGGCGTCACCATACCCAAATCTTCAGGCTGCACCCGGCCTGAACGTCAAACTGTACGCTACGCTCGTCCTCGCTGCGCGTGCGCGCAATGCGGTGGATGCGGTGGTTTCCGTTCACCTGGCAATCGACCACGACGAAGCCCTCCACCGGCCGGCCGAGCGTATGCGGGAACGTGTACGTGCCCGCGGCGGGGAACGTGAGTAGCTCGTTTCGGCTCCCGGTGCCGGTCGGCACGGTCAGGAGCTGCCCGCTGCCGAATGGCACTTGCTGCAAATCGTTGATGGCCTTGACCACCTCGTTCATGCGCGTGAAGCCCATCTGGCTCTGGCGCTGGGCGTCCGTTGTCGCGGCCTCGTCGGTGCGCAGCACGCGCGTCGGCACGGTGCGCAGCGTCGTAACGGTCTTGCCGACGAGCTCCGGGCGGCCGGTTAGTGGCTTTGCCATCGGTCAGGGCCGCGGGAGGAAGCGCGAGGGATCGGCGTCGTAGTAGTTGCCGCGGTATACGTCCGTCACGCGCTCGGTATTCTGCGTGGCGCGGAACGGCGCCAGGCGATCGATGCGCTGGCCAAGGCTGCTCACGAAGGAGAGCGCGAAGCTCGGGTCGACCTGCTCCTTTTGCTGCACGTACGCGACCGCGCGCCAAATGGCATACTCTTCCCAGCCGTCCACGCCGTCGAACGCGTCCGCGTCGAGCACGAGACGCGCGCACGCTGGGATGTACCAGTGCCGCACCGTGTAGCCGCCCGTGGGGGCCGGCAGCAGGCTGAGGTTGTCCTGGATGATGCGGAAGGCCGCGGGCACGCCAGGATTGGGCACGCTGGTGCCCAGGAGCGCCGCGCGCTCGTGGAACGAATACGAGCCCAGGCGCATGCGCGAGCCGCCGTAATCGAGCTCCACGTACAGCGTCTGGTAGTGGTCGGACGGCAGCGCGTAGGTCTCGCTGCCGGTCGTCGCGATGGTCTGCTCCTTCGCGTAATATTCCTGGCCGCGCGAGCCGATCAGCCGGTCGTAGAGCTCCGCGAGGCTCTGGTTAATGTACTCGTTAATCTCCGAGTCCGAGACGAACTGGTTACCAACAAGGTCGGCACGCAGCCGAACATCTGAGCGCATTTGTCCAAGCGTTCGACTGCGTGCCATCCTTACCTCACTCCGAGCAGGCCATGACGAACGCCTCGAGGGCGTCGGCGAGGGCTTCCTTGTCTCCGTCCTTGATCGCGGTCATCACGTCCGCGGCCAGGGCCTTCTTTTCCTCGGCGTAGTTCTCGGAGGCCGGGGCCTCCTCCTCGTCGTCCATTCCGCCCTTCGGCCCGCGGCCGAGAGCGATAAGAAGCGCGGGCTTCTTCATGGTCAGACCTGCGAGTTCTTGAGGATGAGCGTGAGGTTGATGCGGTTGTTCGCATCGGCGGCCACGTCCGCAAGGCCGGGGCTGCTGATGTCGAACACGCGCACGACGATGGTGCGCGCGTTGAGATCCACCGTGCCAATGTTCGCCACCACTTTGTCATCCGACGTGGCGAGCTGAAGCGTCGCCGTGCAGGAGAGAAGTGTAGGATACACATCGGCGAGCGTGACCGTGAAAAGACCGACGTTCGTGCGCGCGACGCTTGCAACGCCACGGCCACGAATGGAGGCTTGATCGACTGCGCTCGTGCCGTTAGGCGCGAACGACACACCGAGTACGACGACGCCCGGATCGGCGGCGCCCAGGAGCTGAACGAAAGAGCGGGCGGCCATCTGGGTTGTCCTCAGTAGGTGGTGGTCGCGAGGTAGTTGAAGCCGCGACCGTTGAAGGCCGGGGCGCGGCAGCGGAGGTTCGCGTAGCTGCCGATGCGGATCTGATACGCGTCGTCATCCGAGACGCGGAGGATCTGCTGGTTGTCGTAATCGAGGATGTGCGGCGCCGCGTTGAGCGAGAAGAGGTCCCACGAGTCGAGCTGAAGCGCGAAGATCTGGCTCTGCGGAACGTTGATGTCGCTGACGCACTTGACCGGGCCAGCGTCGCCCATGAGGGTGATGGCTTGGAAGCCGATTTCCGCGTCCTCGATGCTTACGGCGCGGTCGTAGACCGTGCGCGAGCCGAGGAACTTCACGAGGGACGCGAAGTCGCGCGGGTTCATGAAGCAATGGTCCGGGCGGCCACCTTCCGCGTTGATGTCGCTCGCGAGCTGGATGATCGCCTCGTCCGGCGCCGCGCCCGTGCAATCGAGCGAGTTGCCCGCGAGCGAGGTCTTGTCGGTCGTGCGGGTCACGCCGTAGATCGCTGCCTGGAACTGCGCACCCGCGTTCGCGCCCGTGACCGCGCCGGTCTGCGAGCCCGCGAGCCACTGCGAAACGCCGGTGACCACGCGCGAATCGGTGAACACGGTTGCGTCACTGGTCGACGCGATGCGATCGCCCGCGCGCGCGATGTACTGCGGGGAAGCCACGTTCAAAATGTCGTTGAGCGTGATCGTGCCGGCCTTGCGGTCCACCGCGGTAATGCGGCGTACGGTCGCGCCAGCGGTGCCGGCGACGATATTGTCCATGAGGTAGGTCGTCGACGAGAACACTTCGACACGCTCGCCGAGGTCGAAGTTGAACGCATCCGAGGGCGTCGCGAGCGTGATCGTCGAGCCGGAGACGCTGCCGACCTTGCCCGCCCACGCGCAACCGTCGCGGAAGAGGTTGCGAGCGATCGAACGCATCGCCGTCATCATCGCCAAATCGATGGTGTCTTGGAAAAGGTCGACCATGGCGCCCTCGTCCATAACGGCGGCCTTCATAGCCTCGCCGCTGATCGTCGCGAGCGAGTAGTCGCTCTTACGCGTCAGCGTGAAGGTCTTGTAGGTGTCGCTGTACGAGGTCGAAAGCTCGTTGGCCGTCTTCGCCGCGCTGAAGAGCGCCGAGCCGCCCTGCGTCGTGTTGATGGTGAGCGGAACCTCAACCGACTTACCGACGAAGTTGGTCTTCTTCGCGAGCATGGCGAAGAAGGGGTTGGTCTTCCGAAGCTCACGGGGAACCGTGTAGTCCGGGTACAGGAACTTGATGATGTTGGTAGCGGTAGAAACGTCCAAAACGGCCATGTGAGACTCCGAAACAGGCGAGAGGGTGGTGAGGTCTCCCGCCTCGGAGAATCAGCCGCCGAGACGTCCGGCCTTGAAGAGCTGCGCGACGTATTCCTTGCGCGCGTCGCGGTTCATGCCCCGGAGGTCGGGGGCCGCGGTGCTCTTCTCGCCGGCTCGAGCGGTGCTCAGGGTGCGGGAGGTTCTCGGCTTGCCTGCTGCGGGGCCGTTGCCCGGTTCCGCGGCTTTGCTGGCGCCGCGTCGAGCTTCGCGCTCTGAGACATGACGATACTCCTCGCTTGCCAGGTAGTCCAGCGCCTCTGCAATCTCTTGCAGGGTCGGCACCTTGCCGGTCTGCTTGTAGTACTGCTCCTGGAGCTGGTACGCCTGCGCCTTCACGAGCTCCGGGTGAAGCTCGGTGCGAGCCGCAAGGAACGGAAACTGCTCCTCCTGCTTGGCCATGCCGAAGAACTCGGCCTCGGCTTTCGCCCGGGTCTGCTCCATTTCGCGGGCCGTCTGGCCGCGTCGGTAGTCCTCGAGCTCCTTCCGCTGTGCCTCGAGCGCCTCGCGGAGCTCGCGGAGCTGGGCGTCCGGCGTGCCCTCCATGGCCGCGCGTTCCGTCAGGTCGCGCAGGTCCACGCCGAGCTCCTTCAGGCCCGCGAGCGGGTCGCGCGCCATGGCCTCGCGGGCCTTGCGGAGCTGCTCCACTTCGCGCCGCTCCATGTCGAGGCGCATGCGGTCGCGCTCGATCTCCATGCGCTGCGCCTCGGCCTCGCGGCGCATCCGGTTCGCCTTCTCGCGCGCGCGCACCACGGCCGCAAGCTTCGGCTCGTCGTCGGCCTCCTCGGTGGCCTCTTGCTGCGCCCCTGCGCCACGCAGGAGCGCCGGCGCTTCGTCGACGGCCTCGCCGTCGTCCTCGGCCTCTTCGGCCTCCTGGCGGGGCTCCGGTGCGGCCTGCGGGGCCGGTGCGGCCTTCGCGGGCTTCTGCGCGGCCTTGAGCGCGTCGAGGGCCGCCCTGCGGCGGTCTGCGCGGTCGTCTCCGTTGGTGCCGACGAACTGGGCCGCCTGCTCGGTCTGCTGCGAGCCGGTGGCGATGGGTGCGGTCATTTCGATCATGGGGTCTCCGCTAGGCTAGTGCGGGTGCCTGCCCGGCGAGCTGCGCCAGGTCAGGCGGGAGGCCCGCGCCGCCAGGAGCGGCGGGCGGGGCGGGAGGCTGGGACGCGGCCTGGAGGTCCTGCGCGCTCTGGATGTACCGGCGCAGGAGCTCGAGGGCCACGGGGTCGGCGTCGTTCAGGCGCGCGAGGTTGTAGGCTTTGACGCCGCGCTGGAGGATGAGCGCCAGGTTGTCGAACGGCTCGGCGATGATCGGGAACTGGCGCACGAGGATCGCCTCGATGTTCCGGTCGATGATCTGCAAGTCGCTCAGGTCCAGGTCGTTCTCGGCCTGGAGGTCGGGCAGGTCGAGCACTTCTCGGAACTGCGGCACCGTTAGCGCGCCGAGCTGGAGGAGCTTCTCGCCCTGGTCGATGCGGGCTGCGAAGTCGCGCGCAAACTGGCTCGTCGGCATGACGCGGATCTCGTACTCGTCATCCTCCATGGCCACGTCGCGCCAGCGGATCGTCTGCGCCCGGCCTTTGCCCATGACGCGCACCGCGAACTTCGGATTTTCCTCGGCGACTACGGCGCACGCTCGGATGGCCAGGCGCGCAATGTCGACGTGCCACGTCTGGAAGGCGCGGTGCATGGCCAGGAAGCCCTCGGCCTCCACGTCGTCGAGGGTCTGAAGCGCGATGCCGCTGGTCACGCCGCCCGGCTTCTGGTTCGCCACGCTCATGGCCGAGGCACCCGACATCTCGGTCATCATGGGGCCGAGGTCGGTGAAGTAGCGGTAGAGGTCCGGCGCCACGGCGGGCGGGCTGAACGGCTGGATTTGGCCAGGGCTCGCGCGCCAGATCGTGCCCGGTTCGTTCGTCATCTGCTCCGTGCTGAACTCCACGCCCGGCGCCACGATGAAATGCGCCGAGCTCATGATGCGGAACGTGCGCTGGAGCTTGGCCGCGGTGAACTCGAGCTCGCGCTGGATCGGCAGGAGGAGCTTGGCCAACGGAACCGGGTAGAAGCCGACCGGCGGCGCGTAGAAGCGCAGCACGGCCACCGGGAACTCGGGCTCCGTCCATTCTTCGTTCAGGAGCTCGTGGCCTTCGATGGCGATCACATGCCGGCCGGGCTTGTCCTCGGTGCCGAGGCTCCACGCCTCCACGACGCGCACGGCGTCGGGGTTGTAGCTGCTCGTGAGGCGAGTGCTCGTGACGTTCGCCGGCATGGGCGCAAGCATGATCGCGGTCTCGTGCTCGGGAAACATGTCCGCGAGGGCGCCGCGGTCGAAGTCGTCCACGTAGTAGAGGCGCCGCGGCATGCCGCCGTTGCACTCGGCGTCGCGCAGGAAGAGGCACCACGGCTTGAGGCGCTCGGCTTCGACGCGGCCGACGCCCGGCGTCACCTTGAGCGCAGCGAAGCCGCAGAGCTCAGCGTCACGAACGGCCATATCCGCCAGCGCGTCGATGCCAATGGTCGAGAACATACCCTCGAGGAAGAGCGAAAAGCCCTTGGCCTTGGCGCGCGTCGAGTAGTCGCCGCCCGTGCTCACGGTCTGCGGAAGGATCTTGTTTCGGATGATCTTGGCGTGCACCGTGTCGAGGATGCGCCGGTACTTGTTAGGCGTGAGCACCTCCTCGTCGACGCGGCGGTAAGGGCCTGCGCGACGGGCCCCGCTCGTCGGGAGCTCCACGTCGTACTGCTCGATATAGCGCGCGTACGCGTCGAGGCGCGTCTCGCTTGCGTCCTGGAGCTCGCGCACGGTCGCCCACACGCCATCCAGCGCCGCCTTGCCCTCGAGAGCCCACCACCGGATCGATTGAGTCGCCATTACCATCTCCGTTTTTGCTGCGACCGTCGCGCGGCCTCGTCGGCTGCGCTCTCCATGCGCGCCGCTTCGGCTTCGTACCACGCTTCCGTGCCGCGTTCATTCGGCGCTGGTCGCTTGTCGGTAATCCACTGGGCGGTCGCCATCATGAGCGCCGGAATAAAGTCGCAGTGCCGGCCATCGCCGCCCATCGGTAGCTCGAGGCGCACGCCGGCCATGGTCGCCACCTTGCGCACGCGCAAGAGGTCTTCGCGCATGCGCGGGTGCGGGTGCATCTCGAGGCGCCCCTCGAGGAGCTCGGTGCGGAACCGGCTGGCCTGCTCCCATCGGTCCTTGCTCGGTGTCATGCGCGGGAGGAGCGTCACGCCCTGTTGCAGCGCGAGCTCCGAAAGCGGGTCGGCGCCCCACTGGTCGCAGTGCACGGCCTGGATGCGGTACGCGTGGCAAAGGCGCGCAATGTCCTTGAACACTTCCGCGGCCTGGAGCGGCGCGTTCTTGCTGCCGACCCACTCCTTCGCCACGTCGATTCGGCGCTTGTCGCCAAAGCGCGACATGATGATGAACGTCCATGCGTTGCCGCGCGTCGCGGCGTCCATGCCGGCCACGTACGAGCGCAGCGGGTCGGGCGCGAGGTCGCCCTCGTGGCGCGTCGCCGACGCCAGCGCATCGGGCGGGATGAGCGCCGCATCAGGCGCGGCGAACTCGGCTTCGCAGTCCACGCGGAACGCGTCCGGGTCGGCGGCCTTGAGGTCGGCCATGCGCTCGGGCGTCCAATAGCTCGGATTCATCGCCCACCCTGGCGCGCGCACCACGACGCGCTGGCGCGTAGGCTTGCGCCACTCGCGCTGCACCTGCTCGAAGATCGGGCCGATGGGCGCGTACGGGCTGCCGATGGCGAGGAACTGCGAGCCGGGGCGCATGCGGCCCATGAGCGCGCGGCGCTGCTCGTCGAAGTTTACGGCCGCTTCGCCCTCGGCGGCCATGCGCGGCGCTTCGTCGAGGATGGCGCCGACCGACCAGCGCGAGATCGTGCTCGAACCGCTGCGCTTGCCCGCGATGGTCGCGATCTCCACGGGCCGGCCTTGCGGGTTCCGCAAGAGCACCGAGTCGGCGCGGGGCTCCTCGAGGAGCAGCTCGCGCAGCACCGGGCTCGCCATGATGGTCCCGGCGATGTGCTGGTGCGCCACTTGCGCCAGGTCGAGCGTGAGCGAGAGGATCGAGAAGCGCGGGATCTCGCCGGCCTGGAGGTCGCCGATGTCGACCGTCTGCGTTGCCCGCACGGCCACGGCTGCCGCGAGCATCGTCTTTGCCGAGCGCACCGAGGCCACCATGGTCACCTCGGACGGCCGCACGCCCACGAGCTCGGACGCATCGCCGACCGCGGCCACCAGGTCAGGATGCGTCGGGTCGAGCCTTGGATCGCCGTCGAGCAGGCGCGCTAGCTGCCGTTGCAGCGGCGTCGCCGTCGTCAAGCCGAAGCCCAGCGGGTGCGTCAAAAGGCTCTCCAGCGAGCCCAGCACCTCGAGGCTCTGGTGTCGTCGGTAGGCCGCGAGAAGAGGGGAAACGGACGTGCTCGACGCGCGCCCACGGGAGGAGCGTGCTACCTGGCCCCGCGGCGTCATTGACGAGCACCCCATGCGGCGAGAAGGTCACGCGCTCCGCTTCCGCTCTGATCGTCTCGGCCATTCGGCCGTCGATGTGTACTCCCGAGACCAGCCTGATCCATACTTCCACGGGTCACCTCCAGGCGCAGGCGCGCGCCGATGCCGTTGCGCCTTGCGTCTTTCGACACGAACACGAACCACGACACGCCGCCGATGGCGGCCGACCAGCCTAGAAGCGTGTCCTCGTCGGTCTCCGAGCACGCCACGACGATATGCGAAGCGTTCAGCATCGCCCGCACCGTGAGCGCGAGCTCCTCGCGGTCGACGCCACGCACGAAGCGAGGCGCCTGCTTCAAGGCAGTGGCGGCCACGTACGCCGCATCGCTCTTGCGAGCCTGACGCACGCGGATCACTGAACGGCCGCCGGCACGTCGAGGGGGATGCCTCGCCGTCGCTTCTCCGCTGCGACCATGGCCTCAAGGTCTGCCAGCGGGATCTCCTCGAGCTGCATCTTGCTCGCCATGCGCTCCATGCGCCGCTCGCGCTCGTAGCTCACATCTCGCTTGCCGTAGGTCTTGTAACGCACCCGTTCCAGCCACCACGCGCTCGCCGCGAACATGGTCTCGGCGTGCCGCTTGATGTTCGCGACGTGCCAGGCCTCGGCCTCTGCTTCGGCCTTTACAAGCTCCGTCCAAAATGACGCAAACGCCGGGTCGCCGTTGCGCCCCAGGCGTGCCCAATTACGCAGCGTGTTATACGCTACGCCGCAGGCCTCCGCAGCGCATCGCCTCGTGTTGCCCTGCCGAATCAGGTCGAGAATCGTCGCGACTCGCTCGGGCGTGAACAGTGAAGGGCGTGCCATGCTGGGCGGTCTCCTCGGAGCTGGTGAGGTCGATTTGTTCGTACTCTTCCCTTGAGCTTTCCACAAGTCGAAAACTTGACGCTTGACACGCGCTCCGAACCGTGAGCGTTCTTGCTTCGCGCGCGTGCGCGCTTCTCATTCGATCGAAGGCTTCCGGGCCTCATAGCCGGCCCGGACCCGCCTAGTTTTCGCTCGCACAGCTCGCAAAAACCCACTCCGGTTGAAGGTTGGTCACGGATCAGGGCAGTACGATCCAGTAAGAAGCGCGCCCGCGTGCGCGCGCGAGGCTTCGTCCCATCGCTCCTGGTGGCAGCCGAGGCGCTTCCGCCTCTGGCCGCTCGAGCGAAGGACGCCCAGGCACGGCTCGCCGGCCTTGGCTCCACACGCGGGACAATCGTACCTGCTTCGCACGTCGGTTCGGTTCATCGTTACCTCGCCAAATAGGCCCCGCCCGATGCGCGAGGGGATGCGCACCGGGCGGGAATTGTGCAGGAGAGCACGACGAGCGGCGGCGGGGTCGAATTCCCTTCCGCTCGCCTGCACGGTCTAGCCTGCTTCGGGCCTCGCGTCCACGCAGCGCGGGCACACGACGCGGGCGAATGTCTCGCTGGTCACGACGCGCCAGCCGACCGGCCAGCGCGGGACGCGGGCCTTGCGGTTCCACACCGTTTCGGCGAGCTCGAGGCGCCCGCACTCGCTGCACTTCCACTCGGCGAAGCTCGTCATGGGCTCGGGCATGTCCTTGCCCTTCGGATAGCACCGTTTGACCTGCGGCCGAACGATGCTTGCGCGTCGCGCATCGCGCACCCGCACGACGTGGTGTCCTTGCTCGTGAGCTGCCAACCGCTGCGACGCACGACGGCGCCACAATCGCATCGGCAGATCCACGGCCGGCCTCCTCGCTCGTCCTTCTCGGCCGCCAGGTCTTCGACCACCAGGCGCCCGAACCGCTGGCCCCATAGGTCTTCGCGGCGCATGCACCCGCACGAGCGCACTTGCTTCGCCCGCAGGTGCGTTGCTCGCACCTTCACGCGCTCGCCGCACTCGCACACGCACTCCCACCATGCGTTCTTCTTCGTGTCGGTGCGCGGCGTAGGCGCGCGCTCGCACGCCGTCAGGCGCCCGAACCGCTGGCCCGTGATGTTGACCGCTGGGCGCACTAGGCTTTTCCCTTGCGCGTGCGTTGCCGCGCCTTGGTGGCGCCTTCCTGGGCCTTTGCGCGCTTCGGCGGGTCGTCGCCAGTCCGCGCCTCAACGACGCGTTTACGGGTCATCCTGGCGGCGGCAATCGGTATGTCTGCCTCCCTGGTCTGGAGCATGCGCACCCGAATGACGAGCTGGCACCATGCTGCGTCATCCTCCACGTCGATCCAGTCCACCGAGAGGCTTCGGATCTGCCGGTCGTTCGCCCAGAGCTCGGCGCCGGGCTTTTCGCCGCGGTGAAGCTGGCCGGCGTCCATCACGGTCTTGCTCAGGTTGTCGAGGTCGCCGCACTGGCGCTCGCCCCAAAAGGCCAGGTCGAGGCGCATGGGCGCATCGGAGCGCCATCGCAGGCCATCGGCCTCGACCAGTCCGCGAGCGTAGGCCAGCGAGGCGCCCAGCCGTTCGCAGTGCTTGCGATAGTCGGCCGGCATGAACGTGCCGCGGCTCGTGACGCGCGGACGCGGGCTCGACATGTGCGGCCCGAAGACGTGGATCACCATGTCCCAGCCGAGGCCGGGGCTCGTCTCGACCTGCACCGGGTAGCCGCCTGGCACGTCGTGCGCGAAGCTCGGTACGTGAATATCCTCGGCGAGAATGCGGCGCGTCATGGCGTCACCTCGACGGCCTGCCACGCCTTGACGGCTGCGGCCTTGTCGCGGAAGTCGCTGCGCTTCTCGAGCCCGCATCGGATGCTCTCCTGCCAAAGCCAATCGGTCAGCGCCCCGGCGCTCGGCGTCGGGCCGAGCTCGAGGAGCGCACGCGCGAGCACGTCCACGTCCGTCTCCTTCGTTGCGGCTGCGATAGCGTCGATGCGGTTCAAGTGATGTTTTCCCAGGTCAATCATGGCCCCTCGTATCGTTCGTGCGTTTCGTTCCAGGTGAGCGTGAACCAAGCAGGCGAGCCCTCGCGGGCTTTCTGAATCGAGAGGCGCGGTTCACTTGCGCCCTCGCTTTCGGTGCCCGGGATCGGGCGGGTGAGGATGAGCACGTTATCCGCGTGCCGCAGGATGGCATAGGAATCGCCGATCATTCCGCGTGTAGCCTTTGTTCCGGCCTTCTCGGCCTCGCGGTTGAGCTGAGCCAGCGCGACGACGGGCACCTTGAGCTGACGCGCGAGGAGCTTGAGGCGCAGCGCGTACTCGCCGAAGAGCTCGTGGCGCTCGCGGCGCTGCCGCGTGTCCTCGCTGGTCGGCGAGAGAATACCCAGGTAGTCCACGACGATGAGGCCGAGCCGCTCGCCCTCCTCGGCCAGCCGTGCCGCGAGGAGCTTTGCGCGCATCGCAACGTGTTCGGTGCTCTGCACCGGGCTGCACGCCCATTCGCACCGAAAGCCGTCGTTGACGAGGCGCGCGATGGCCTGCGTCAATTCCGAGTAGGCTCGGGCGCGCAGCGTCGGGACGACGAGCTCCGGGCGGTGCTCGACGCCGTACTCCTGCCGCGCCACGCGCGCGAGGTTCTGGTCAGGCCCCATCTCGAGGCCCACGAACATGCACCACGCCTTGGAGGCGTGGCACGCGCGAGCGTACTGGATGCCGAGCACGGTCTTACCGACGCCCGTGGCGGCCGCGAGCACCGTGAGGCTGCCGGGCGTCAGCGGGGCGTGCCGGTCGACGCTTGGCCACGGGCTCGGCGTCGCGGCGCTGGTCTGCGAGGAGAGGCGCTCGAGGAGCTGCCTCGCCGCGTCGCGGGTCGACACGAGGCCATCGTCCGCCTGCACGGTGCGGGGCACGAGGCGCTCCACGAGCTCCACGCGTAGCGCGTCGCCGGCCTCGCGCTTCTCTTCGGCGCGGGCCGCGCCTTCGAGACACACGCGGCGGATCTCCCGCCGCTCGTGCGCGTTGCGCAGGTCGCGCTCAAGCTCCTCGGCTCGCTCGTCGGGCGTCAGCCCGCCGCGGGCGAGGAAGTGTGCGCTTTGGTCGCGAATGGCGTGGAACCAATCGCTCCACGAGCGGCTATTTGGGTGCGACGCCTTGCTGGCCTGCAAGGCGCTGGTGACGCGGATCCACGCCGTGCTCGTGCCCTCGGCCTCGTAAGCCTTGGCCTGGCGCCAAAAGTCGGCGCACGGCTGTTGCGCGAAGTGCTCGGCTTCGACGGCGGCAAAGAGCTGCGCTCTTGCCTTGGCGCTGGTGCTCGTGACGAACACGCAGGCCGCAAGCTCGGCTTCAACGTCGATTAGGGTACTCATACCTTGCCCTTGGGGATGCCCAGCATCATGTCGCCGTCGTCCCAGCCTTTGACGACGGGACGCGGCTTGGCGTGCGTCGGCTCGCGCTTCGGGTCTGCGTGCAGGAGCCACTGCGTAAACGCCGCGTTCCAGCGCGCGCAACGTCGCGCGTTCGCTTCCGCGTGCAGGCGGAACGCTTCGGCCTGGTAGGCCAGCGTCACGCCGAGCTCTGCGGCCTTGGCCGCGTGCTCTTCGGTCGGCTTCCAATCGTGTGGGATTTCCGTCTCTGTCGTCTTCTTGGTCTTTGTTGTCTTGTCTTGTCTTGTCTTGTCTTGATGATCACTTGAGCTCACGTGAACCGATGTGAGCTCACTTGAGCTCACGTGAGCTCTCTTCGACTCACGCTTTGCCGCCATTGCCTCGCGCTGGTCGAGGAGCTTCTTGCACCGCGTCTTGAACGTGACGCCGAGCCCTGCCGCCCGAAGCGCCGCGGCGTCGGCCTCGAGGAGCTCGGGCAGCTCGTCGCTCTCCTGGTCGACCGTCCACCGCGTGACGCGGAGCCACGCGAGCACGAGGTCGATGCGTCCGCACTGTGCGAACGCCTCAAGCGATGCGAGCTCGCTTGTGTGTTGCTTGTACCATCCTGCCATAACGTCATCCATGCGAGCGCACGTTGACGACCACGCGGGCATCGCGTAGGCTTCTCGGTGCTGTTTGGTTTCTGCCCTCGGAGCGTTGGTCGCGCTTCGGGGGCGTCGTCTTTCTACGCCTGTTAGCCTGCTCAGGCAATCAAAACGGTCCCGCGGGCTTTTCCTCGGCCTTGCATGCGCCGTGGCGCCCGGCGAACTGCTCAGTAGCGGTTACAAGTTCCGAGGCCGGCACGGGCAGCGCGAGGCGCAGTGCGCCCGTGCAGTGGCCGCAATAGAGCACGAGGTTCTTCGTGCCTTGGAGCTGGTGGACGGTCAGGTGCGCGCGGCTCATGGTTCCTCGCTCAGAATTTGCCATGCGAGCGCCGCCACTGCTGGAACCTGTCCGTTTCCAATGGCGCGAAGGCGGTCCACTCGAGCGGCCACCCCATGAGCCACTCGACCCACGTCGGGTTCAGTGCTCCACCACGCGTTTCCTCCAAGCGAACGCCGTTTGGCGCAAGCACGGCGGTCGTCAACGTCATCTGCGTTTTCGACCACTGCGCCCCGCCGCCCACTCCGTCGCTTGCTGTCGGCGTCGGCCACACTGCCCTGACAGCCGTGTAAAGGCTGCGCCTCGGGTCTGTTCCGCCCGCATCGTGCCCTTGGCTGGTTGGCGTCGGCCAGTTTCTCACCGCAAACCCAAGGCTCGTCCCGCCTTGCGCATAGTTGGTCGCTCGGTCGCCATCGGCGACTGGCGTCGGCCACAATCCAGATCCGTTCGCGCTTGTGCGGGGCACCGGCGTCGTCCGCTCCGAGCACGCCCCATCGCGCATCGTACCCCATCGTGGCCAAGTCACCGAGCACTCGGTCGAGTCCTCGAAAAGTGAGGGCTGGCGAGTTTTCCACGAAGACGTATCGGGGCTCCACCTCGCGAACGATCCGCGCCATGTGCCGCCACATGCCGGAGCGTTCTCCGTCGAGCCCTGCGCCTTTGCCTGCAACGCTGATGTCCTGACAGGGAAAGCCGCCTGAAACCACGTCAACACGGCCTCGCCATGGGCGTCCGTCAAAGGACTGCACGTCATCCCAAATCGGGAAAGGCGGGAGAAGTCCGTCATTTTGCCGTGCGACGAGTACGCCTGCGGCGTAGGCGTTCCACTCGACGGCGCACACG